ATTTTTTCGCTTCGTCTTGTCTTACTTCTGTTTCTCTTGATTCTCTTTTTACCTTATCCATTTGCGTTCTCCAATTTTATCATTTCTCGTGCATATTGCTCCGGTGTTAACTTAAGCTTTTTAGCAAAAGCAACTTGTGTCTTACTTAGGCGTACTTTTTTTGGCGCGGTACTACGCGTTGCCGGTGCAACTACATTAGAAGGTTTGCGCTGGGCCGGCTTATCCGATTCCAACGGGTCTTTCCCAAAATTCTCAGGAAATAGTTTCTGCATCGTATCATCAATACGACGGTAGTAAGCATCTGATGACACTTGAATTCCTTCACTAAGAAGTTCATCATGAAGCCCTAAAGCTGTAGCTGTCATCACTTTATTTTTACCAAACCACTGATTATTATCTTGCCACTCTTTTGCTCGTGGGTCAGGTTTATAATCTGTTGGTGTATTATCTACACTATTAGGTTCAGCTTGTAAAGGTTTATTATACTGCGGTTTCTGATTTTTTGCATTATTTAATTTAAACTGCGCTTCATTCATTTGTTCTTGAGCAGATACTATTTTTTCAGTATCACCTGAATCATAAGCTTCACTATAATTTCGTTTAGCTACAGCTAAATCGCTAGTGTATTTTTCTTCTAAAGTTTTTAAATAAGTCTCTTCACCTGTACTTAAAGTAGATTGAAGTTTTTTATTTTGCTCCATTACTTTTTGAGCATATGCAATAGCTTCATTTTTTTCTCTTTCAGCTCTTTCTTTTTCACGTCTCTCATCGTGTTGCATTTTTTTAAGCTGAGCAAACCTTTGTTTAACTCGGTCAGAATAACCTTCTAAAGTATCATTTTCTACTTCTTCTACAATTTCTTTAGGTAGCGGTTCTTTGCCTCTGTCTTCAGGTGGAGTATCATCTTCTTCTTCAATTTCTAATTCTGATTCTACTTTTTTAGGCTCTTCTACGCGTTCAACGTCTGCAGTAGACTTTTCAGTTTTAGCTGATTTTTTACTTAAATCTACCTCAACTTCTTCGCCCTCCATTTCTAACTCTTCAGGTATTTCATTAATTATCTCTGCCATATCAATCTCCTATGCGCGTTCGTAGCCACGTGGGTCATCGACCACTGCTTCTACGGTATCGTCGTTAATAATGCGGAATTCTTTCCCGTGAATTTTAATTCTAGTTCCTGCGTAAGCACGAGTTATAACGAAGTCTCCTTCTTTACACCAAGCACCTGACGGAAACCTAGCTTCATCTTGATAAGCTAAATCTCCTAGCTGCATAACAAATAAAACCACTGTTGAATGCTCTTGTATTTGTTTTACAGAATCTGATTTAATAAGACCACTTTCATACTTTTCATCTGCTTCAGGCACCATACATAAAATACGATAGCCTTTAACATCAGGAAGTTGAGTAGTAAGTTTAGCTAATGCTTCATCCTCACTTACTTTTTTACCTTCTGTGGTAGTTGTGTTTTTGGGTTTTTTAATTGGCTTACCACCAGAGTTTACTATAGTTTTATCTGGTGTAGCTAAAAGATAGTCACTTTCAATATTAGGGTCTATATTCATTTCTTATCCCCCTTATCCATAGTAACTACATTATCTGTAGGACTACTTTCAAAATCTTCTTCTTCTTTTTTGTGTACTACCAGCATATCACCAATCATCATTTGAACTGTATCAAAACCTCTAATCTGTCCACATGCATGTTGATAACCTGCAAGGTCAGCGGTGCCTCTAGCCATATCTTCTGTTAATTCGTTGCGTCTTTCTTTTATCTGGCTGGATAAAAGCATAAGCGTTTCTTTCTCTGCCATGTTAATCCTTTTTTAGTTAATATTATCCTCGTCTTTAGTTTCTTTTATCTCGGTTTTGTCTTTTAACTTCTGCTTATGAGCAGCTGTCTCATCACGCATCCTAGATTCTTTTTCACGGAGTTTTAAATCAGCTTGCTGTTGTACTGCTTGCATGCCCATTTTAGTTCCTTCCATTAATTCTTGAGCTTCAATTTTTCTATTATCTAAACTAGCATTAGCTCCTATTTTAGCTCCAGCAATTCTTTCTTCAGTTGCAAGTTTTTCTTTTTCTAGTTCAAGTTTAGCTGCATCTAGTTGAGTATCAGCTTGCATTTTTTGTGCTTTAGCTTGTGCTTCCATTTGTTTAAGTTTGAGTTCTTGTTGTTGCATTTGTAGTATTGGGTCTTTTTGAGCAGCCATATTTTGTTGCATTTGAGCTTCTTTAACATCTTTTTGTAATAATTTTTTAGCTGCTTTAGCAGTAATTCGAGCTATTCCTGTTTCAGAAGTTTCATCCATTGGTGTATTAGGAGGAGGTAAAGTAGAACCAAGTTGTTCTTCTATCTGTCTTCTGTATTCAAATCCTACATGTTCTGCTATATGAGCTTCCATAGCTGCTAACATTAATTGAGCTTTAGGATTTTGAGCCATGACTTGTTTCATTTTAGGGTCATCTCTAAACGACATATGTACCATTAAATGTGCTTCGTGGTCTTGATATATAAATGCTTTTACAGGTTTATTATTTAATATATCCATATTCTCAGATACTGGGTCTTCTGGTTTAGCTTCTTCAGAAGTAGGTATTAGTTTCTCTGCATTTTTTACTCCTAATACATCTAACATTTGTCTGTTAAGTTCAGGTAAGTCATATATCTGTGGATTTTGTTGAGCCATTTGCATAACCGCTTGATACTGCACAACTTTTTGTGCCATAGTTGCAGCATTTGGGTCAGCTACAGGTATAAGTGATACCTTATCGTAGTCTTCTTGTTTAGCTCCTGGTGTTCCTGTTGTAGGGTCATATACATAATCAGGGTCAGTGTAGTCTCTTATTAAAGTTTTAAGTAGACCAAACTCTTTTTTCATTGCATAATAAATACGAGCATTAACTGCTGACATTACTTTGAGGGTACGTTCAAGAATAGCAAGAGTAGAACCAACTGGAGAGTTGGCTGACATGTCAGATACTTTCATATCTGCAGCAGAAGCAAAACGTCTACCTTCATCAATAATTTTATCCATCAAAGCAGCAAGCACTTGGCTAGGCTCTTTGTAAGGTAATGGCATTAGGTTATCTCGTATAGTTCCAGACGGTGCGTCTACATCACGCCATTCTGCTGGACCGATTGGTGTATCATCACCTTTAATACGTAAGCCTCTTGCTTTGAAACCACCTGGGAGATTTGATAATGTACCTGCGTCTACTAACTGTCTTAATAGCATTGTGCCTGATTTTGAAAACCCACCAATTAGGTGTATTAAGCCAAAGCAATAAAATCCAAAACCAGGAATATAACCATAGTGAACAAAATGTTCTCTACGTTTTTTCATACTGTCATCTTGATTCCAATTACGTCTAATAGCTAGAATCTCTGAAGTACCTTTATCTACAGTAACTATGTATGGAAGTGCTATTCCTGTTTTACGACTACCATCTTTATCTTCATAACCTTCTAAGTCAAGGTTAACATTCATTTCTAATATTTTATATCTATCATCATTAGTAGCGTCAAAGCCCATTTGCTCTGCTATCTTTTTCTCTACTTCATCTAAATCGTAAGTTGGGTCACCTAATTCTATGTCACGATAAAAACCCATTTCTTGTAAGTAATGAAGTTCTTGTTTTGTTTTACGCATAACATGTGTTATACGTTCAGCTGTTTCTAAGTTAGATGCACCGTAAGGTACCACCATATCTTCAGCTGGTACAAAGATAGATACTTGACGTTCTAATGCTGGGTCATAATAAACTTTTTTAAATGCATTACCTGCTAAACCTAATCCCCATAACATTCTTTCATGTTCAGGTCGATACTCTGGCATACAGTCCATGAGTTGATAATTCATATTCTCTTGAACACGTTGAGCAGCTTCAATACAGTCTTTAGTTTCTTTACCAATGATAGAAGTTTTTACAGGGCCTGCAGCTGGAAAGGTCTCCATCATAGTTTCAGCTTGGAATTTAACTAATGCTTCGGAAAGAAGCGGGTGATATACAGCACATGCACCTTCCCATGGTTCGGTGCGTTCTTCAATTTTAAGACCAAGTAGTTCTAAGCCATCAACATAAGTTTCTAGCCAGTCTTTTCTTGAATTAAGGTCGTTGGTAAAATCTGAAAGTAAATCAGAAGATAACTGAGCCATATACTTTTCATCTAATTCTTCAGCTAAGTTTTTATTAAACTCTTCATCTTCCATTCGGTCAGGGTCTATAATTATTTCAGCCTCACCTATACCAATCGTAACTTTTTCTGGGTCTTCTATTTCTATTTCAATAGCTTCTTCTGACTCAGCCATCTCTTCAACTCCTACTGGAGCTGCATATAGTCCTTTATCTACGTCTGCCATTGTTTTTCCTTATATTACACTGCATAATATTTTTTATTATTACGTCCCCTAAACATCTGTATATCATCTTCTTCATCACTTGGCAAGCGAATAAATCCACCTTGCCTAAATCTAGCAAGTGCTAAAGTTGTTGCATCCACCAAGTCATCGTTAGCACCTGCTGGAAAATCATTACATTCTTCTATAACTTCTTTAGCCCATCGTCTATCAGGAGCCCATACTACACCCCCACTAAACAAATCGGATACTGCATTTACTCTACTTATTTTGTCTTGACCTTTTCCTGGAGTAAATTCCCCTACAGGTATGCCCATTCTTCTAAATTCTTGGTAAATTGCAGCCCCATTTGACTTTTTCTCTACTATAAATGCGTCAGGTTCCCAATCTCTATATTCTTCTATACAAAGTTGTTTTAACTCTGGGAATTCTAACCGCTGCTTTATAGCATTAAGTAATATTATAGCGTAATTATTAGTTTCTTCGTCAAAAAAGACACCCCAAGTGGTTAATGCGTTGTAATCAGCTCTATTATTAGCTTCTTGAGCTGCATCAAGTGTCATTATAGTAAATTCACAAGCAGGTGGGTTCTCTTCTTCCCAAATATTCCACCATTCTCGCTTAATTAACGCTCCTTCTTCAGATGTTGGGTTCTGTAAGTACTGAGCGTTCCAATATCTTACATCCAAAGCTGCTCGTCTAGCTTGTAATTCTTCTAAAGGCCAGAACTCAGGCCATAACGGTACTTCTTTTCCTTGTTTATTCTCTAAAATCGCTGGAAATTCAACAACTTCCCAGTCATCCACGTCATCATTCTTTACCATTTGGTCAACTATCTGTCCTGTTAGGTCTAATTTAGACCATCGAGTCATGACAACAACAATAGCGCCCCCAGGCATAAGCCTTTGCAAAGGTCCAGACTGAAACCACTCCCAAGCAGGAAGAAAAACATCTGACTTACCCATTTTTGCGTCTTGTTCAGAGTGTGGGTCATCAATTATAAAGAGGTCTGCACCCCTACCAGCAAGAGCCCCGCCGACACCAATAGCAAAATACTCACCATTAAAATTAGTACCCCAACGAGAAGCCGATTTAGAATCTGCTTGAAGGTTAATGTCGGGAAATATGTCTTTATACGGGTCTGAACCCACGAGGTTACGGACTCTACGCCCAAAATTAACCGCAAGGTCAGCAGTGTGAGATGCCATGATAACTTTTTTAGCAGGATGATTACCCAAATACCAGGCTGGTGCCAGATAGGAAATAAGCTCCGACTTTCCATGTCGAGGGGCAATGTTAACGATAACTCTTTTGCGTTTGCCCTGAGAGATTTCTTCAAATAATTTAGCCAGCCTTGCATGGTGCGCTCCTACTTTATAATCAGGGTATACATGTTTAATAAAATCTAAGAAATTTGCCTTGCCCTGTGTTTTGGTTATTTCTTTTTTATACTGTTGTAACAGTAATAGGTTTCTTCTTCTGTCACTTTCAGACATATGGGGTAAAGATTTTTGTAGTAACTCTAAGTCTTGAGAACTAATCATCTTTAATTACTTCACCTTCGATTACTTTGCCTTTAAGTTGTTCGATGGTTTCTCTTAATTCTTTTTCTAGTTCATCACCAGACTTAGTAATATGAGTAACTTCAGTTTTTCTTTTAAATGCATCTACTCCATCTATCTCTCCAATAGCTTTAAGTGCTGCTATTCTTTCTCGTGATGACTTTGCCATCTCTGCTTCTTTTACTAAATTATTAACAACGTGTAATTTTAAGTCAGCTAAATCCTTAACTATCATATGATTACTTTGTGCCACTAACCCTGCAAGAAAAGCTATAGTCTCATTAGGATAATTAGCAAACTCAGGTCTAAGCTCTGGGTTGTTAATCATTTCTTTTGCAAGTTCTTTTGCTTTCTCTTGGTCTTGTTCAGATGGTTCTATGTTTTCTCCAGCAATATCTGATACTAGCTTTATAGTATTAGACCTTACCTCTACTTCTTCTTCGACTGTTAATTTAGGAAACGCCTCTGCTGCATTTTTAGGCAGGGGAATATTGTCGTCCACGTGGGGTACCACTACTATATGATTATCATCTGACATGTGTCGCTGTGCACCTTTGGTTTAATTTGCAGCTATAGTTCGAAGTATAACTAATAAATTAATGCAAGGCAACTAGCAAGAGCTAACAAAAAGAACGCTACATATATAGAAATATTATTCATGATGTAGATTATATAGAAGCTTTCAATTCAATGTGGTAGTGAGAATCATTCGTAGGTAAGACCTACTCCAGAGAGGGTAGAGTAGGCCTCGTGTAAATAACTAAAAGGAAATACATATTTACGCATTCAGTGTATCACAGGGTTTTCAAAAAATCTACAAAAAATTTTTTCATTCTGCCTTTTGTAAAGTAAGGGGGGTGGTGTTTCATTTTGGTATAATTATTTGTGCAGGTTATGGGGTATAGGGGGCATAGTGACTCCTAACTGTCAAAGTGGTGCATGGGGGGAGGGTACCCCAAAGTTGATTAAGATTACTAAACCCTGATAATGAACTTATCGCAACAACACGTTGCGACATTTTTTAACTTGGAGATACATTATGAATGATAAACCTATATGGTCACAACAACAATTGCAGGATACAGTAAATGAAACATATGAGAGACATGCATTTGATATGTTCATTAGTTGTACTTGCATAGGGCTTGCATGTTTATTGATGGGATACATGCTTGGTGTTCTATACCCCATCGTTTAATTTTAACTTGGAGATACATTATGAACTACATTAAAGGTACTAAAGAAATAGATTACAATCAGAATGATATAACAAAGTTTGTTCCACTTTTAAACCACAGAGGGCGCCCTGTTCTTATGATAGTTAAAGGACAAGAACAAGGTGTAGTTCTTTGTGACTTAGGTTCTGAGTTTGTTACGTGGAGAATCTACCGTCATGACGACTGGGCTAATACCTGTCACGGTAATTACTTTAGGGTTGATGGTGAATCTAGAGAGGAAGCTTTTAGAAAAGCTAAAGCTAACTTTTTCCACAGAGCATCAGACGTTTAATTAACTAAAAGGATTCGGGGTGGCAACACCCCGTCTTATATATTATGAGTTCACATCACAATGATTTTTTAGAACAGCAACAAGAAATGTTAGAAGAAGAATACAACGACAATAACTTTAAAAGGATAAAGAGTACACCACGTAAGTTAATTTACATCGCAGGTATGTTGAGCGATGTTCAAGAATGTTTAAACAGAGGTGATATACAGTCAGCTAGTTATATTATTTATAATGCTAAAGAAAATTTGTTTTATCTGGAGAGGGAACAAGAATGGGTAGAACGGGTAATGGAGGAACAGAATGAGGAATATATAAATTATATTTCAAAGGATTAAAAGGGGGAGCTTCGGCTCCCTTCTTTTTTGTGCCTTTGATACCAGTTATGAGTCCTCGCGAGCCCACGAGCATGCGTATCGTATTGCTAATTAGTGTAGTAATTAATTAGTAGCTAGCTTGATTAAGATTAGTAAACCCTGATAATGATTGTTATGGATTCAAGGCATCCATATTCTTAGAGAGGTTATAGCAAAGAATGAATTGCCTTTAATAACTATAGGAGACATTATGTCTACTTTAAATAAAGCAGTAGTATCAGAAGTACAGTTATCAACCATTGAGAAAGATTTGCGTAAAGGTAATTTTAAATCTTTCACGGGTACTCTTGGCGGTCTAGCTAAGGGTAAAGAAACTATTATGAAAACTTTAAAGGTTGTATTTCCTACAATCAGCAAGGTTTCAAAAGTAGTTAAAGAGGTGCAAGCTTTATCACAAATAGAAGATTCTTATCTATCTGATTATATTGGTGAAAGGGTTAGCACTCATCAAGTAAACGGCGAGAGTCTTTTTAACTATTGGTATCAGGAAGATTCAGGCGACTGGATTACAGTAGAAAAACAGCGATTCAATGATTTAAAAAGAAACAAAAAGAATCGTACAGAAAACAGACTACTCAATCTTACTGATTCAGAAGTTACCATGGTTAATGATAAGCCTCGCTTTACAGGTGCTAAGCAATATGTAAGAGGTAGCGATTTTGGTAATGTTGCAAAATGGAAGACGCTAGAAAAAACTCACTTACTAAATGAGTTAGGCATTTTTCATAACAATGCTAAATCGTGGATAGTTTCGCCTATGAAAGAAATTTACACTTTCTTAGATACAGGCGTTATCAAAGCGAAAAGCACTAGGGAAGACTATGGTAATAAAGGCGAATCCATGTATATTGGAATTGCTAAAATGGTAAAAACTCTAAAAGAAAAAATTGATGGCACTCAGGAACCTACTGCAGAAGTAGCTCCTGATACTATCAAGAGTTTAGAGCAAGCCTTAAATTACTTAGAGGAAGTATGTAGCTCTAAGAAATTTAAGAAAGAGTTAAAAAAACTAACTAAGTAATATTTGTTTTGTACCCTAGACCGAAAGGTCTAGGGTATTTTTTTGGTTTCAATATCTGAAACCAGTTATGTGTCCACGAGCGTGCGAGCGAGTGCGTCCATAACATTTTGTTCAATCACTAATTAGTGTAGTTACTATTTTGTAACTGACTTGATTTGGAAGTCTTCCATATGACGTTATGTTCCAAGATGCGAAAGTATGTTCCAAATAGTGTGTGGTTTTGTAGTGAACTTTGGAACACGATTTGTCCTTTGTATACAACGAGTTACCTAGTGTTGTTCCAATGTTCCAAAGAAAACAAGGGGGGGCTTAGGGTTATAAGAATTTAGATAACCAAGAGTCCCTCTTGTGCGATGTTGGAAATTATAGCACTCAGGGAAACCATTCGAAAAAGCTTGGAACATTGGAACAAGTATAAAAACATAAAGAACAATAATATATAGAACAATAAGTAAAACAATAACTTAACCTAAAATCAAACTCAAGAAAATACTCATGTTCCGTATCTTTAGTAAAGTAAGACAGACTGGAACATTGGAACACTTTATATGTAAAGCCTCAACCTAACCTACACACGCCTTACCCCCGTATGCTACAAAACTACATCACACAGAAAACTTACAGATGATATATATTTTTAAAAGTCGCTAGAATAAAAACACACAGAAAACTTACAGATAACATGTAGATATTGGTCCGTCCTCTAAGTACCCTTTATTAGGTCAAATCACTTGGTCTATATGTAAAGTAATGATATAATATATGTATAGCTTGAGTTGTAAATGTTCCACCTATGCTACAAGATACTGCTCAAGACTATTTAAGAGAGTTACTATTTTATAACTACACTAACTAAGGAGATACACTATGAGTCATACAGTTGCAAAGAAAGTAGTAGAGAGAAAGCATTTTGCACGTAAGCGTAATGAACCTAGAAACTTTCCAACGGAAGATGAGTTACGAAAGTTTGTAGATGGTATTAACAAAGAGTACAAATCAAAACTAAAAGGAGAATGACATGCACGAACAAAGTATGGAACTTGAAACACCGAAACATCTTATATCATTATCAACATCAGCAGTCTTGGTGTCGGTTGATGTAAGAACATGGACTGCAACAAAGCAAGACCGAAACATTGCAGACGAAGTGACTGACAAAAAGAAAGCCGATAGAGGTTCAGGCAAGTTTGTCAAAAGTTTATTGCAAGGTAATTTGCAGTATCGAGACATTATCAATTGCAGACAGAAAATCTACAATTGGTTGAGTCAATCTGCATACAGGTGGAATCATTCACAAGACCTTGTACCAACGGCAGATTTACCACGTTTCACACGTGAGTTTTCTATGTATGAGGATTTGTTCAACAAGTATGTTGATGACTTTATTGCACAATATCCACAGGCAGTATCAAATCAGGCTATGCAACAGGGCGATATGTATGACTCTTCAGACTATCCTACTGCTGATGAGGTACGTCAAAAGTTTGCATTGAATCTGTATGTGAGTGAAGTACCTGAGCAAGACTTTAGGTGTCAGGTGTCGAATGACTTAGCACGTGACTTGAAGATTAATTATCAAAGACAAACGGAGGGCATAGTTAAAAATGTTCTATCTCAACAAATTGACAGAGTTACAAAGGTCATGGAAAGCATATCCCATTGTTGTGGATACAAAGAATTCACAAGCCAAAAGACAGGGGAGGTTACACAACAGAAACGAAAGATATATGGTAGCACGTTGCAAAAAGCAAAAGAGTTGTGCGAAACGTACACGCAATTCAAACTCTTAGATAACGAAGACTCGCAGAAACTGGACGATACGATTGCGTCTCTTGGAAGTGTTCTAAGTGGTGTTACTACTGAGCAGTTGAAAGAGAGTGATGTAGCACGTAAGAGAGTGAAGAATGGTATTGATGACATTCTTAGTAAGTTTATTTAACGTGGTAACTAATTTATTACTACACTAATTATAAGGAGATACACATGCACCAGCAAATTACAATCGAAGAACTACGCACTACTATCCCAGCGATAGCTAAAACTATTACACCTGTCATACAGAGTGAGGCAGGTTGTGGTAAAACCTCAATACTCAAAATGCTTGAGAAAGATTTGGGTGACAAGTATGACTACATCTATGTTGACTGTCCTGTAAAAGACATGAGTGACATAGCTATGACTATTCCAAATCATACTACCAAAAGTCTTGAGTCATATGTGGGTACGATATTCAAACTTGATAGCAAGAAACCAAAAGTTATATTGCTTGATGAGTTTATGAAAGCACCAAAGTTGTTACAAGTTATATTCACAAGACTCATGCTCGAAAGAACTGTGGGTGATACACCATTACCTGAGGGTTCAATGGTCTTTGCTACAAGTAACAATCAGTCTGACGGATTGGGTGATGGCATGTTGGCACATGCTGGTAACCGAGTCTGTATCATGCGAATGAAAAAACCAAGTGCAAAAGAGTGGTTGAAGTGGGCAAACAACAATGACGTTGCACCATTGGTAAGAGCATGGGTTCAGATGACACCGAAAGCATTACATAGTTATCTTGATAGTGGAACGAGTGATAACCCTTACATTTTCAATCCAAAGAAAAGTGAGTTGTCTTTTGTATCACCACGTTCACTAGAGAAATGTAGTGTGATTGTGGAGAATAGAAATATTCTAGGTGACAATGCTACTGAGGTAGCCCTCTCAGGTACGATTGGTCAGAGTGCAAGTGCTGACATGTGTGCTTTCTTCTCACTTGAGAGAGAGTTACCTACCTTTGAGTCAATCATGGAGAACCCTGATACTGCAATTGTACCTGAGAATCTGACTGCCAAAGTAATACTGATGTTCCAAGCAGTTGACAAGGTTGAGACTCAAGATGACCTATCATCATTCATGACCTATCTTGAGCGAGTAAAGAACAAAGAGATGAGTGCAATATTCGTTACCATGCTTATGACCTTACCAAAAGGTGTTGCTCTTGCTAAGAACAACAAACAGGTACAGGAATGGGTGCTTGCAAACAAACACTTACTAGGAGACCTATCATGAAGGGAAGAATTCTAACTAACGCAATCACACCTGAGGAGAGACTTGAGAAGATTCACGTCTCTCTCATGAGGGACAAACGGACTGCTCTTTTCTCAGGCATTATGCTTATGGGTAAGAGTGAAGTTGTAGATGATTGTCCGACTGCAAAGACTGATGGACTCAACAAGTATTATGGCAGAGAGTATATCAGCAAACTTACTGACGCTGAGTTACGTGCATTAGTATTACATGAGAATATTCATGTGGCATTGAAACACATACTACGATTCAAACCACTTATGGAAAAGGGAGAGGGAGAGTTGGTCAACATTGCATGTGATTATGTAGACAACGACATAATAGTAAGTATGAATGATGAGTCATTTCTAAAACTTCCAAAGGGTGGATTGTATGAGGAGAAGTATCACGATTGGTCAGTCAATGATGTACTCAAAGACTTACGTAACATGAAACAAGAGAGTCCTCAACAGTTTCAGCAACAGGTTGGAGATGGACAATCTCTTGATGAGCATGACTTTGAAAATGCTCAGGGTGGTGAGAGTGTTGAGTCTGCTGAGAAACATGAGAAACTTGTTGAGGAGGGCATGCGACAAGGGGGAATCTTGGCGGGTAAGCTAGGAGGTACGATACCTAGAAGTGTTACAGATATGCTAGCACCAAAGATAGATTGGAAGGACGTACTGCGAGACTTCATTCAATCTTCTATGAAAGGTAAAGATGAGTATACATGGCGGAGATTCAACAAGAGACAAATGGTCAATGACATTTACTTACCTTCCGTTGAGGACGAGGCAGTTGGTGAGTTGGTTGTTGCACTTGATGTATCAGGTTCAGTTGGAGAAAATGTTTTGAATCACTTTGCTTCAGAACTATCTGCGATATGTGTAAATACTCAGCCTGAGAAAATCAGAGTACTGTGGTGGGACACAAAAGTAAGTAGTGAGCAAGTGTTTGACTCAAAACATTATGAGTATATCAAAGACTTACTCAAAGCAACAGGGGGTGGAGGTACAAGACCTGAGTGTATTGACAAGTATCTTATTGACAAGAAGATAAAAGCTGAGGCTCTTATCGTATTGACTGACGGATATTTTGACAAACCCAAATGGCAAAGCACTATACCAAGTCTTTGGGTATGTACAGAGAGAGATGACAACATACCTGACAATGCAAAAACTGTCAGGTATGAAGACTAATTAACGTAGTAACTATTTTATAACTGTATTAATTAAAGGAGATACACATGGACGTAGAACAATTTTTATCAAAACAACACATGCTCACACCTGAGCAAGTGGAAGACTTAAAATCTAATGGGCAGTTACCATTGATAGAAGAATTCCATGGGACATATGGACTAGAAGTTATCCGTGCAGTTTGGCAAAGCACAAGTTGGGGGAGTAACTTGAAACTTGATACGGACAAAGTAAATGCTTATGCTATGGGCAAAAACAATATTGCTACTTGTGTTATATCAACAGGTAAAGATTCAGATGGCAAAGCATATTACACTTACAAGTGTATTGAGTCTTTCAAAGAAAGAGGAGACACTCATCATACAACATCTACTAGAATGAGTGGTCTCATGAAAAATATACGTAAGCGTAATGCAGTAGTGGGTACAGATATTATGTACCCTATAAAAGCTAGTAAGGTTGGTCATCATATAGAACAAGTGACTAACAAAAAGTCAAAAATAAAAGATGAGTATGATATCAAAAAAATTGAAGGAGAAGAGTATCACGCTATGTTGAGAGCTATGGCTACTGCACATCAAGGGGTGAACTCTACCCAGATGAAATCTTATCTAGAACATTTAGAAGAATTCAATCAGTTAGAATCACAAATAAATGAGGCTACTAAAGTACAAGACGAGGCTTTGAGTAAACCTGTATTTGTAATTGGTTACAACAGTTTGAGTGAAAGTTATTTTGAATGTGTATACCAAAAAGTAAATGATTCAGCAGGTAAAGCTGATGAGTGGCAGTTGAGCAAACTTCATAAACCATTGGGAGAGGACGGAGACTGTTCTGTGCAGATTGAGGACTTACCAAACTTTGACAAATACGGACACATACTTCCTATGTGGGCGATACGACTTAAGGATAAACTTACGGAGGGTAACGATAGGATTAAGAACAAGTATTTCTTTGATTCATCGTGGAACTCTGATGAGAAAGATGACTTAGAGTTAGGGGTATCTACATGGAAGAGGGGTAGCAGTTATGGTTGGGGTGATTTTGATTATTGTTTAGCTATATTTAATTTAGAGGAGAATGCATAATGAGTTACATGAGTTACGAAACTATTGAAGTAAGACGTAAGAAACGTAATTGGTATTTGATAGGCATAGTCATTGGCTTTGCACTTGGATTCTTAACGAGGGAGGTATTGATATGATTAAGTTAATTGGAAGTTTTCTAGTTGGTGTATTGGTAAGTATGATGGTAGCGTATATGTATTTTACTGTGTTTCAACATGAGAAAATATATCATTGTCATGCAAAGAAAGGGTTTCTACTAGAGTCTTTGAGTCAGAACAGTAGCGTGTTCGTTAAGGTAGAACCACCTGTATTTTGTATTAACTTAGATAACGAGGGAGGTAAAAAGAAATGAAGTATATCTATTATTACACCGAGCAATCGGTAGATGTAAGAGTTGTAAAAATTAAGAGTAATGAGTTGTTGACTAGAGAAGAAGTTGAAGAGATTGGAGTCAACAATGCCATTGAACTTAGTGAAGACGATGGAGGACATTTAATTACTAAATGGACTGAATACGGAGATGATACTCAAACAGAAGTGTCTGAGTATAATCATAAAACAAATGAATCAAATAGATTTAAGGAGAGTGAAGATGACTAAAGAAGAGATGATTGAATTTTTAGTGGAAGTCCAATTGGGGACGACATGGGGTAGGAATGATTCATTAACAGAAATGGTAAGTGATTTGTTAGTGGGTGGTTTTAAGGGGTATGAAAATTATACTGATAAAGATTTAGTGGCAGAAGTAGAAGAGGTTAAACAATCACAGGAGAATAAAGATGAAATATGATAACGAAAGGCGAGATGAGGATTGGATTAATCCACCTGAACCAAAAGAGGAAGT